AGTTTTACATGCCTTTGAATAACGAACAGCCCGCTGCGCGGCAATGCCGCGTCTATCAGACTCGTACCACGAAAGTGGTCCAGCGAGCCATCACGACGTGGGAGCGCATTTTCCAACAACCTCAACACGACTATGACCTTAGCTTTTCTCCGACTTGTTCGGAGTTTGCTCGTAAGGTCAAGTCACTCCTTGGGAATTGCCCCGCAGAGGACCAGAGTCAGATTATGGCCTGGCAGTCTATCAAGAAGCTCCTTCCCGACTCGTGTCGGTGTATGGAGGCCACGATGCTGTCCGACTTAAAGAAGACTCTTTCTCGGCCCCCACGGTCACTTCCTCGAGGCTACCTTCGGTTCGTCCAGCAGGAAGTTCGTAAGATCTTCCCGCTAGGATGGGACCGAGGCCTCTATGAGGACCACGTCGTCACCACTTCACCTCCCCTTTCTTCTTGCACCGAAAATCCCCGTTCCGAGGGCGGCTCGTTGGGTTCCGGCATGGATCATTTTTCCTTTCTTCAGGCTTGCCTTGAAGACGTTGAATTTGATCTTGATTGTCGGGCAAAAATGATTGTCGTCCAGTCGGCTGGTAAGCCCCGCGCTTTAAGCAAGTTTTCCTCTGACGTACTCTGTCTACGGCCTCTTCATAAGGCTGTCTACGACAGGTTGTCTAAGGAGACTTGGCTTAATCGAGGCGATGTTACCACCGACGGATTGGCTGATTTTAGGTATGTTGAAGGGGAGGTCCTCACCTCTGGTGATTACAAGTCCGCCACTGACAATCTCAGTATTGAGGTTGCAGAAATGATCCTCGCCACTATTCTGACTTCTACGGTTTCTGTACCGCAGTCGGTCATGAAGGGCGCGTTGGACATATTGCGGCCTAACTTGTATAACCTTGAAAACGCTATCGACTTCTTTCCTCGCGTCGGTCAAATGATGGGATCGTACCTTTCTTTTCCACTTTTATGCATTCAAAATAGAATGGCATTTTTGTGGGCTGGAGGTCGCGGTCTCCCTTGTAAGATCAACGGGGACGATATCCTTTTCCGTTCGAAACCTGAGTTCTCTCAGCTTTGGATGGAGACGGTATCTTCCCTTGGGTTAGAGGTCGAGCGGACAAAAACGAGTGTGTCGGCCGAATTCGGCTCTTTAAATTCTACCTTAGTAGTTCGCGAAAAGGGAAAGTATAAAGTTCGCCAGACGCTTCGGTTCGGCATGCTTAGGGAATGTGATGACATCACTTCACTCTGTAAGACTTACGATGATTTCCTTCGAGGAATCCACGGTTCTCACAGGTTCCGTGCTGGCTTTGAGTTCTTTCGATGGCATTTGCCCTCTCTTAAGGCTTATAGGGTCAGCACTTTGGAGCTTGGTTTTCGTGGTGATCTCGCGTGGCGTTTGACGCGTAAGTGGAACCTCCGCTTGGATCGACCTTCTGAGGTCTTGCCTAGTCTAGGTCCCGATCACAACGTAGTCGTTCCTCGAGACCGCTGCACATTTGTTGACCCGGATACGATTAGTAAAGACGATAGGAAAGTTAGTGCAATGGAGCTTGCAGCGTGGAAGTGGGGCGTAGAATTCGCCTCCCGTCAGAGACGATCTGACCTCGAGTTTAAACTCAGGATGTCTTTAATTAGGCCGGTAGCACCAGACTTTTCTTCTTACCTTAGCGGTTTTGGAGAAGGTTGTCGTGTTACCAGGCCGACCTGGGCTGAGACTCGCAGACCGTTTATCGTTCCTCGTGTTGTTAGGAAGGAGTCTTTCCCTCTCATGATTGAGATTGAGGACGTCCTTCCGCCTTACACTGAGCACGATGACGGGGTGATCCTGATAGACGTCAAGAAGACAAAGTAGATTGGACGCAGTCCGGCGAGCGGAAATGTGGTCTGTGCGGAAAGACTCCGCCTTGATTGTAAGGACTGTTGTGACATGGGGCTCCCGAAAGGAGTTACCCTGCGTCATGGAGGTTGGAACCCTCCGCAATAAGCTTATGAGAAAAAGGGATTCCGAGCTTCGGCTCGCAATATGGGACCCTGGGTGGATGCATGAGTACGCCCCGACGTCGGGCTGTGGTGAGGCGGCTTAAAAACCGCGGCTGCGAAAGTGAAGTTGCAGTAGTCTACTGCAGGACGTAGGCGTGTTGTAGGACACCCGAACCTGTGTTTGTCGCGAC